GTTTGGGGTATAGCTGAAGATACAGCTTTTCCTTTAGTAGATCTTAATGGTGACCTTATTGAATTTTATGGTTCCAATCCCTCTGGACATCCTTTAACTGTTATAATTAACAGTCTAGCTAATTCTATTTATATGAGATATTCATATATCTTATGTAATCCTGATAAGGAAGTAGATTCTTTTAAGAAGAATGTAAAATTGATGACCTATGGTGATGATAATGTTTTAAACATTAGTCGTGATATAGATTTTTACAATCATACTTCTATACAGGCTTCCTTAAAAAGCGTTGGTATTACATATACTATGGCTGATAAGGAGGCAGAATCTGTTCCCTTCCTACATATTTCTCAAATATCTTTTTTGAAGAGAACATGGAGATGGGATGATGATGTAGGTGCTATTTTGGCACCTCTAGAGGAAACTTCTATTATTAAATCCTTAATGGTTGCTACTTATAAAAAGAGTATTCCTAAAGAACAACATATGATGGAATGTATTAATGCTGCTGTTCGAGAATATTTCAACTATGGTCGTGATATTTTTGAACAACAATGTTTAATGCTTAAGGAGATAATTTATGAAAATAAATTAGATAATTGGATAACACCATCAATATTTCCAACATACTCAGAACTCAAGAAGAGTTTCTGGGATGCTTCTAGAAAGAGGCAACAAACAGATTAATTTCTGTACATGGGGTAATAGCTATATTGTCCCTTAAACCAAAATGTAGCATGTGTATATATATAACTGCATATTATAGTTTTTATTATTTATATTATTTATGAGCGTGGATATACATATTTTTCTTACCTGAGCGTTCCTCAAAATACTTATTTAAGTAGGTTTGGTTAGAACCAAATAAAATAGTGCCAGTACCTCGTTTTGTTCGATGAGATATTGTTTAAATTAAATGGACAACTCCCTGTTTTAAAAAATGGTTTTGCAAGAGCAAAACCCGTGGTTGTCTGGATCCAAAAAATTCAGAGCTGATGGACGAAGTATATCGTCCAATTACAAATATGACTGTTGTCGATTTTCTTATCCACATTGACCAATTACTTTGTACGGATATCAGTGAATATGAAAAAGATATTTTACTTGACTTCCGTAAGGATCTTACATTCTTCTCAAGGGAATTTACATTGGATAAGATGGAATTACAATCATCTAATGAAATTGTGGAAGATGGAGAAACAGAAACTAATGAAGGTTTTACGAACGAGATTATTGCTATTAAAGATACAAATAGTGGGGATCACGCTGCGAAAGATTTTATTGTTGATGAAGTTACTTCGTCGATTT